CTGGGAGTTTGAAGTACCAAAGATTGGTATGATTGGCGGCTTGCCCTTCAGGGCGAAGGCTGACATCTACGCTGATGGTTTCTTGGCTGACCTGAAGACTACCACAGACCTGCGTGCCTTCCCCCATTCAGCTCGCAAGTATTTTTATGACGTACAAGCGTTCATCTACACCCGTTTGTTTGGTGTGCCGATTGACAAGTTCTACTTCATCGCCATTGACAAGGGAAGCCTCGACATCGGCATCTATGGCATCAGCCCAGAATTTGTAGAGGAGGGAGAACGCAAGACAATGGAGGCTATTGAACTCTACAAGCAGTTCTTCATCTTGGGTGAGGACTTGGACTCCTATACTATTATCGGCACATTGTGATGGGAAGGGCAACCGAATTGATTGCCTTGTCTAATATGACAAGCAATGAGCGAAAGCGGTTTGCATACGGTAGCAACGGAGCAACATACTTCACGCATATCACCATTGACACCGAGCTTCTAAAAAAAGTAAAGCCAAAAAGCAATGAAAGCAACACTTGAATACGACCTACCCGATGAACAAAACGAGTTCGAGAAGGCCGTTAACGGAGGCAAGTACGCTTACATCATTTGGGAACTTGACCACTTCTTGAGAGCCAACACCAAGTACGCTCCTGACTCAATGCCTGATGAGGTTCACAAAGCCTACGAGAAAACAAGAGACAAGCTACATTCACTACTAACCGAAAACGATTTATCGCTATGAGAGAACAATTTATGAGGATAGCTATGGCACGTCTTCGTAGCACCTACCTATTCAAACCCCAACGCCAAGCGGTAGCCGCAAAGATGTGGGTGAGATACCTTGACCGCAAGGCTATGCAGCAATGGTTCAAGGAGCAACAAGAGATTGCACGACAAGAGGAATGGCAGAAGATGGAGAATGCGTTGAACAAACGAATGGACATCATCGGTCAGAACGGCAATACAGGAGAACACTACGAGTGATGCTATACATTGTCACGCCTTGCTCTCGACCTGAGAACCTCGCCACCATCCGTAAGTCCATACCCGAAGCATTGACGTGGGTAGTGATGATGGATGCCTCGACAGACCACAAAGCACCAAGCGGTGCAAACGTCACCCACTACTCCCGTAAGACGGGATTTTGGGGCCACCCCTTACGCAACGAGTTCTTAGACCTATACCAAGACCAATTCACCGAAGATGACTGGGTATACTTTCTGGATGATGATAACATACTCCACCCAAAGTTCATCCAGCAGCTGGAGTCCCTACTTTACCTAAACGCTGGCATCGTTACTTGGGGGCAGGAGGGAAGGCTACGCCCTACCGACCAACCAAGAATCGGAAACATAGACACCGCATCGTTTATGTTCCGACCTACAAAGACCAACAAGCTACGCTTTGAAAACATCTACGAAGCCGATGGTATGTTCGCACAGGCAGCAACAAGGCTAACCAATCTAATCTGCGTAGAGGCGTACCTTTGCTACTACAACGCTCTGCGATGAAAACAGTAAACTCACTATCGGGAGGCAAGACTTCATCGTATATGGCGGTACACTACCCTGCCGATATTGAGTTATTCTCATTAGTGCGTACCAATAGCGAGAAGTGTTTGTTTCCAGATGCGTCAATAAGGCAGCAAGTATCCGACCGCATAGGACACGAATTCATTGGAACGCTTGAGCAAGATGAAATCATCTACACTATGCTTGACCTTGAGCAATACATAGGTCGCAAGATTCAATGGATAAGCCCAAAGACCTTTGAAGATGTCCTTGCCTCCACAAGAGGGACAAAGCCTGATGGAACGGAGTACCGCTACCTACCAAACGTAATGATGCGATACTGCACCACCGAGCTAAAGGTGAAGCCAATCACCCAATGGCTATACGATAACACCGAACTACCTATAAGGATGCGGATGGGATTCCGTGCAAGCGAACAAGAGCGAGCGCAGCGAATGCTGCTACGTCAAACTGAAGGCATTGAATACGCAAAGGTGATTGTCGGAAAGAGCAAGAGCCGAAACAAATGGAAGGACGTTGCCTATCGTGTAGTAGAGTTCCCATTGATAGAAGACAATATCTACAAAGATACCATTGAAGCCTATTGGCAAGACAAGCCTGTACGCTTTGCCTATATGAACAACTGCGTGGGATGCTTCCACCGAAGTCCAATGCTCCTAAAGCATATGAGCGACAAAGCTCCCAATAAGTTTGATTGGTTCGTGGAGCAAGAGCAACACGGAGCGCAATGGAAGAAGGAAACAACATACGCAAAAATCAAAGCACACAAATCGCAGCATACGCTATTTGATGATGACTTCAACTCTTGCGATTCAGGATACTGCGGACTATGAAGAACCACACCAAAGTCTACCTAAAGGGGATGGGCTACGATACAACTGACTTTGTGCCTTGCGAAGTGTGTCAAGCGCAAGCGAATGCGGTGCATCACATACGACCAAGAGGGATGGGTGGAAGCAAGACACGAGATAACATAGAGAATCTTATGGCGCTATGCCAATCCTGTCACCACGAAGCAGACTTCGGAACAAAGCTATCAGAGGAGTATCTATCTGAAGTACACAAACACCACTTGTCAAAGCGGGTTATTTAGAATAGAACCAAATAAAACCAAAATGCCAAAAGGAAACCCCAATCTCGTAAAGGGAGGCCCAAGCCTCAACCCATCGGGTAGACCAGCAGGCGTACCCAACAAAACCACAAACAAAATACGTGAGGCGTTCCAGAATCTCATTGAAGCCAACCTTGAGAATATGACCTTATGGCTCACGCAGGTGGCTGCTGATGACCCGAAGGGCGCACTTGACCTGCTGAACAAGATGGCGGAGTACACAACACCCAAGCTCGCACGGGTAGAGAACTCCCACGAAGCAGCAGATGAACTCACACAAATCAAAGTAGAGATTGTCCGTTCTGGAAGTCAAGACAAGTGAGTTATTTGAGCGCAACTATACTGCGCCCACTCGCATAGTCGTAAATCAAGGCGGCAGCCGTTCAGGTAAGACCTACTCCATCTTGCAGATGCTAATCATCATCGCAATGCAAGAGAAGGGGAAGGTCTTCTCTATTGTACGTAAGTCGCTACCATCGCTCAAGATGACTGCGTACAGGGACTTCTTTGAAATCCTACGCAACCTCGACCTCTACGATGAGGCTCGCCATAACAAGAGCGACTACACCTACACGCTCAATGGCAACCTCTTTGAGTTCATCAGCCTTGACCAACCGCAGAAGAAGCGTGGAGCAAGACGTGACTACCTATTCTGCAACGAGGCCAACGAACTGTCTTGGGAGGACTTCTTCCAGCTCTTGGTTCGTACAACGGGCAAGATATGGATTGACTACAACCCATCAGATGCGTTCCACTGGATATACGACAAGCTCCTCACCCGTGATGATGTCACTTACATCCAGTCCACCTACAAGGATAACCCCTTCCTCGATGCTTCGATTGTAGAGGAGATTGAACGCCTCCAGCATACCGATGAGGACTATTGGCGCATCTATGGTCTCGGTGAACGTGGGATGAGCCGTGCCACCATCTTCCAGTTCGGAACGATGGACGTGCCTGAGAACGCAAAGCTCTTGGCCTATGGCCTTGACTTTGGATTCACCAACGACCCTACCGCATTGGTAGCAGCATACGAATCACAAGGCAACCTATACTTCGATGAGCTGGTATACCGCACAGGGATGACCAACAACGACATCGCCAACCTATTCACCTCCCTAAGCATCGACAGAAGGAGCGAGGTGTATGCCGATAGCGCAGAGCCTAAGTCCATCGAGGAGCTATACCGCAGGGGCTTCAACATCAAGCCCACCACCAAAGGCCCTGACTCGGTGAACGCAGGAATCGACATAATGAAACGCTACAAGCTATTCATCACCCCACGCAGCACCAACCTCGAAAAGGAGATGCGTAACTACAAATGGGTGGAGGATAAGAACGGCAACCTCTTGAACAAGCCAATCGATGCTTTTAACCACGCTATCGATGCTGCGAGATACGCTATCTTTAGCAAGAAAAACAATCCCAACTTCGGGCGATACTCAGTACGATGATTTTTGTAGCAGGCCAACAGGGTGGAGTGTTCTACCACCGACTCCAGATACCATACGAAGACCTGCTGATGCGGGGCTTCTTAGTCAAGTTCGGGCAGCTTGATGAGATTGACAAGTACAAGGATGTGATGACTCACCTCGTGGTCAATCGTGGCGTAAGCTCAAAGAACCATCGAGCGTTCAAAGCGATGCTGCTGAAGAACAACATCAAGCTCATCCTCGACCTCGATGACTGGTGGTTGCTGCCCCGCAGCCACGCAAACCGCAGCAACCAAAAAACACAGGACATCATCTGGACTATCAAGATAGCCGATGAGATTCATACGACCAACGCATACCTCGCTGAGAAGATACAGAAGGAGAATCCGTATGTGCCTATCTGGATTCTGCCTAACGCCATCGACACCCGCAGGGGGCAATGGGAGGACATCGAGAAGGAGGAGGGCTTCAACGTGGGCTATATGGGTGCGCTACACCACGATGAGGACTTGGCGTATAATCGCATCAATTTAGGCGGGATGAACTCGTACTGCATCCCATACTACAAAGAGCGGCTAAACGCCTCTAATGAGTTCGAGCGGGCTGATTGGTCTGACTATGGCAAGCTCTACAAGAAGATTCACGTCAGTATCGCCCCTCTTGCACCAAGCGCATTCAACCGCTGCAAGTCCAACCTCAAGGCTATCGAGGCTGGCTTCACCAAGACGTGCATCATCGCACAGGATATGCACCCCTACACGCCCTTCCTAAACGAGAGCAACGCCATCCTTTGCAAAGGCTCTGCCGATTGGGAGGAGCAACTCAAGAACCTCGACCCTGAGCGGTGCAAGGCGTTAGCCGAGCAGCTGCATAAGGACGTGCAGTTCTACTCTATTGAGAATATCAACAACACCCGCCAACAATGCTACGCACAATAAGTGTCCCAACCGTATGGGCTGACATCAAGCTCAAGGACTTCCAAAGGTTTATGGGTGCTAACCCTACCGATGACACCGCTGAGGACTTGGCCCTTGCTATCTTCTGCGGCATCGACAAGGATGAGCAGGCCTCGTTCCCCGTCAGCGAGCTGGAAGACATCAAGACCATCATCGCTGGGGTGTTCACCGAGAACCCACCGCTCCAGCGGTTCGTGACCATCGGTGACAAGAAGTACGGATTCCATCCCAAGCTGGAGGACATCTCACTCGGTGAGTTCGTGGACTTGGAGGAGTATATGAAAGACCCCATCAAGAACGCCCACAAGTGGCTGGGCATCTTGTATCGCCCTGTGGTAAAGGAGCAGTATGGTCGGCACGAGATAGAAAAGTACCATCCAGACAAGCACGATGGAGCAGCATTCGAGGACATCACAATGGACATTGTACAAGGTGCGCTGCTTTTTTTTTATCGTTTAGAGATAGGACTGCAAATGTCTTCTCTGACCTATTTGAAGCAAGTGGCGAAACAAGAGAAATCCTCGATGCAAGAACCGCCTTCGGAAAACGATGGGGATGGTATGCAGTCATCCATCAACTCGCTGCGGGGTCTGTACAAAATCTTGAAGCGGTAACCGACCTACCTCTGTACCAATGCCTGATGTGGGTGACCTACGAAACCGACAAGGCGAAACTGGAGGCCCAGCTCTCACGGCAGAATAGCCGCTAAGGGGTTTTCTATTTATGAAGTACGGCTACTATCAGGTATGCGAGGCTCTGCAATCAGCAGCCGAATCCGCATCCTATGTAAACTCTGTAACGTGGGGCAACATCTTTGACGTGGATATGCGTAAGATGACCCTATTCCCTCTGTGCCATATCCTCACGGGAACGGCAGACATCCAAGAGCGCACGGTGACCTACTCGATTGACGTGCTGGTGATGGATGTGGTGGACTACTCCAAGCAAGACCCGAACGTAGAACCCTACTCTTTTGAGGGCGTAGCCCAGAAGCAGGACATCTACCACCGCAGCTTGTTCACGCTCCAGCAGATGATAGCCTCCCTCCGCAGGGGTGACCTGTACTCTGATGGCTTCCGCCTTGTAAACGACCCCACCTGTGAGCCGTTTGATGAGGACTTCGAGAACACGCTCTGTGGGTGGAAGGCCACGCTGCAAATCGAAACACCCAACCCGACCATCATCTGCTAAATGGCTAAGGGTAGCCCTGACCTTAAAAAAGCGGAGAATACCCGACTTGCTCTTGAGAAGTTCGGGAAGTACCTCGTGGCTGAAAGCCGCAAGAACCTAACCCGCAAGAAAAAGAACGTCACCAACAACCTCTACAACTCGCTCGACTACAAAGTCACCACAGGCCCTAATAGCCTCGACTTTGACTTCTTGATGGCTGAGTATGGTGAGTGGGTAGATAAGGGACGTAAGGCAGGGAAAATGCCCCCATTCGGCCCCATCTATGCGTGGGTTGCTCGCAGGCGTTTCCAGTTCCGTGATAACAAGGGCAAGCTCCTGTCGTATGCTGAGACCGCTCGCAAGGTGATGATAAAGATTAAGGCCAAAGGAATCGAGCCTTCCGACTTCTACTCTCGCCCTTTTAATCTGGGATTCGAGAAGCTACCTGCTGAGGTGCAGCAGGCATACGGCCTTGACGTGGAGGACTTCTTGGAGTTCACCATCAACGAACTGAATAAAAAGTACAAGTAATGGCAATTACCATCAACCAGCAGCCGACCACCAGCTCCTTCGCAGGCAGCCCTATGGTCTATGCGGTAAGCTCAAACAACTCAGGCAACGCTGGATTCAAGTACGTTGCTGATGTATTCATCTGGTTTGGCTCAAGCGCAAGCGTGCCAGCGCAGTATGCCTACCGCCTCATCAAGCCGAAGGAGTCGGTGAGCAACCTGTACGGCTACTTTGATGTGAGCAACATCGTAAGCTCGTACCTCTCGCAGACCGACATCGACCACGCAGCAGGAACCGCTACCGACAATGAGCAGACGGTAGTCAACGTGCAGGTAAAATTCCGTGAGTACACGACCGCTGGAGGTGTTGCTTCGGTAAGCGCAACATCCAACACCATCCAAGCGTATGACGGCTACACCGAGTTCGTGGATGGCGTAAACGCAACAACCGCAACGGGAGTATTAACCAGCGGCAGCACCACGCAATACATCCAAGAGGGACAGGCTATGACCATCGGTGTCGTGCCTGCTCTGGTAAATGGTATGCGGGTCGAATACTCGGATGGTCAAGACACCACCATCGACATCGCTGACTTCGGAGCAGTGGACTCTACCGACTCAACCGACAAGCTCTGGTTCTTGCCTGCTGGCCCTGCTAACCTCAACGATTCAGTCCTTGACCCCGCTCCTGAGGATATAACGAATCTGTTATACTACGACTTGTCGCTGGGCAACTACCAGAGCGTTGCATATGCTCGCAGGGTAGAGGCTGATGGGGGAACTTGCGAGGGCCTCTCGTGCGTTGAGAACGAACTTCGTGAGCTTGGCGAGGATGATGATGCGTACACCTGCCGCTTCTATCCTACCTGTGAGCCACGCTACACGCCATACACCATCGCCTACCAAAACAAATGGGGGGCTTGGGACTACATCGTAGCGTTCAAGAAAAGCACGACCTCAACGGCTACGAGCAAAGAGACCTACGAGACCAACGTGGGCACCATTGGTAGCAGCACTTGGACGTACAACGCAGCAACCGCATCACCGACCAAGACCTTCAACAACTTCGGACGGGATAGCATCGTACTCAACACGGGCTTCCTTAACGATGGATATAACCAGATGGTCAAAGAGATGCTGCTCTCAAATGCCGTATATTTGGTGGAGGAGGAGCGGTACGTTACCCTGAAAGACACTCAGGTAGAATACAAGACCAGCCTCAACGATAACCTCGTGCAGTACACCTTCAGCTTCGAATACGCAGCACAAGTCAAAAACCGAGTATGGCTCTAACGCTTCAGACATCAACAGGCTACCTTGACCTGTACGCAGATGAGAGCATCAGCATCGACTACAACCTTGCTGACCTGCGTGACCCTGCGGTTATCTTCAGCCCCATCTCTAAGAGCTTCTCCGTACCCGCTACGGATGTGAACAATCAGTTCTTCAAGCACTACTACGATGTGAGCGTGAGCGGTGGGTTTAACCCATACGCCAAGCAGGATGTCACCCTGTACTCGGATGACCTCACGATGATAAGCGGCTACCTCCAGCTGCTTGATGTGGCGATGGACAGAGGCGTACCCAAGCAGTACCAAATCTTGGTCGCTGGTGAGAACGCACGCTTCGCTCGTAACGTAGGCGAGAAGGAGCTGCGTGAGCTGGACTTCGACTCATACACCCACACGTTCAGCTACGAGGCCATCACCGATAGCTGGAACGATGGCCTGTTTAGTGGCGAGATTGTCTATGCTCCTGTCGATACCCGTGTCTTCGCAAGCGATACGCTATTTAGCCCGCAGCAGTTGTTTACTCCAATGTGGGAGACCGACTTCTTCCCGACCTTCAAGGCGAGCATCGTATTTCAGCAAATCCTATCAGAGGCAGGCTACACGATTGACCCGAACATAGGCATCTTTGACAATCCCAAGTTCACGAACCTTTACCTGTTGTGCTACAACAAGGAGGGCCTTGTGCCTTTGGAGCAACCATTCAATGACCGCTTGGCGCAGGTGTACTCAAGTGCCTCGCTCTCGATTCCTGAGCTTACGGCTACCACACCGAGCATCATCCAATTCAACACGGAGGTCTACGATAACGGCAACAACTTCAACACGGGCACCTACCGCTACCAACTGCCCATCATAGGTGAGTACAAGTTCAACGTACAGGGAAGCATCACATCGCCTACGGGAGTTAGTATGTACCAAATCACGATGTACTTGGGCAACACGGCTATCCAGTCGAAGGATGTCATCACGCTTGGTGCGTTCTCGATTGACTTTGTGCATTCGTTTATGAACCTATCCACGAGCGACCTTGTGTCGTTTCGTATTGGCGGCATAGATTCGGGAGGTACGCTGGCATCAACGTGCCAGATGACGGTCATTAGTGCGCCTGACTTCCCAGCAGGGTTCGATGTGAACCCATCGATGTTCCTGCCTAAGATGAAGCAAAAGGACTTCGTTGCTGGCTTGGCTAAGATGTTCAACCTCGTATTCGTTCCAAGCAAGGAGATACCCAACCGCCTAAACGTATACGCCTACGATGAGTGGATTGGTGATGGTGCGGTACGCAACTGGAATGAGATAGTAGACATCAGCCAGCCCATAACGATTAAGCCTACCACCGAGCTGCAAGGCAAGAGCATCAAGATGCTGATGGCTAACGGCAACTCGATTCTCGATAACGCCTACAATTCAGCATTCGGCATACCGCACGGAAGCGTAGAGGTAGATGACACGAACAACGAGTTCGCAGATAGCGAGATTGTCATTGACACTCCGTTTGCTGCTACCATCACCAACCGCATCAACTCCAACACCACCTTTGAGGTGATTCAGATGTTTGATGCTGAGGGCAAACCTATCGACTCACCGCCCCGCTTGTTGTACTACAACGGCTTGAACGGCACCTCCAACTACTACATCTTCCGTAGTACCGATGGTACATTCCAAACGCAGAACGAGTACCCCGTGTTCAATATGACCTATGGTGGTACGTTCACCGCAACATACGGCATCCCACAAGTGGAAGGCACCAAGCCGCCAAGCAACAACCTACTCACGGACTTTTACGCCACCTACCTGCTTGAGCTTTACGCAAGCGATGCGGTGATGATGGAGGTGGGTATTGTACTTGAGCCTTCGGAGTTATTCCAGCTCAATCTCAACGACCAAGTGTACTACGATGGTGAGTATTGGCGCATCAACAAAATCACGGGATACGACCCTGATAAGATGACTGCACGAGTAGAGCTATTCCGTGCCTCGTTTGTGAACTCATCGCTCTGTGCGAGTACGGTGACTGCGCTGAATAACAACGGCACGGTGAGCTTCAGCGGAGCCGCTACGCAGCAATGCTGCGAGTTCTACGGCTACAAGTGGACCGACAATAACTGCTATTGGCGCACGAGTAAATTCGTGGCGGCTAAGTCAAAGGGATTGGTCGGCCTTGAGAAGGCACCCATCGCCAACGTGACTACGCACACCACTCGCCCCACTAACACGCAGTATTGGTACGAAGCAACAAGCGACCTTGAGAATGCAAGCGTGAGATGCGTGCCGCTGCACAACTACGCTACTCCGTTGTTCGATATGGCGGAGGGTGACACGCAGGTAGTTCAAATCATCTACACCTGCAACACCTATTCGTACCACGCAGAGTATTCTATTGTGCGTGGAGCAGCAGGTGATACCATCCATTCGCTTCGCAACTTAGGCCCAGACCGCTATCATCTAACGATTGAACTCTCTAACGGATTCGCATCCTACTTGCAGCTCACCCACACGGGCGGTACGCAGGTGGCTGAGACGTGGAGTATCATAGCTCAAAGACAACAGGTGTTATGAATATAGGTTCTTTAATTACTGGCCTAAAGGGTGACCACTACGGAATATGCGAGGAGATTGAAATCGCAAAGGGCAAGTGGGAAGTCATTGAGAGCTGGCAAGAAGCGAAGCAACAAATTAAGAGGCAATGGCGGTCGAGAAAGTTATCAAGCTAAGAGTCGAGAACGGTGAGGCCCTGCTCAACGTAGAGGAGCTGAACAAGGCTCTCGGTGACACCAACAAGAAGACCGATGCCCTGAACGACACAATGTCCTCTGCTACGGAGGCAGTAGACAAGTTTACGGGTGGTGCTGCTTCTGGATTCAAGGCAGTAGTAAGTGGAGTCAAGAGCTTCATCACTTCGCTTACCACAGTTAAGGGTGCGCTCATCGCTACGGGATTGGGTGCGCTGGTAGTTACGCTTGGCACTCTGTTCACCTACTTCACCCAGACCTCTCGTGGTGCAGATAAGTTCGCTGAGATTATGGGTGGCGTATCTGCTGCCGTTAAGGTAGTAATTGACCGAATTATTTTTCTTGGTGAATCAATAGCCACATTTTTGAGTGGAGATTTTGAGAGTGGACTTCTCGGTATAAAAATGGCATTCACTGGCTTGGGTGATGAGATTGTAAAAGAAACCAAAGCAGGTGCAGCGTTAGCCAAGCAACTTGATGACATCGAAGACCGTGAGCGTGACCTCATCAAGCTCCGTGCTGCAACAAATGTGGAATTAACGAAAGCCCGAATCATTGCAGATGACCAAACCAAAAGCATTGATGAGCGAATCAAAGCGGTAAAAAGAGCTGATGCACTTGAAAACAAGGTAGCAAAAGCCGAGCAAGCTAACGCACAAGCGTATGTCAAGTACCTCAAAGAGCGCATCAAGCTTGGAGAATCTACGGATGAGGACTTGCGTGCGCTTGCTGAAGCAGAGGCTAAGGTTGATGAGATGCGTTCGGAATCGCTACGCAGACAGAAGAAACTGCAAAACGAACTCAAGTCGTTGGCTAACGAGCGAAAGCAGCAAGAGGCCGAATCATTAGCCAACCAAAAGAAGCTAAGTGAGGAGCAACAAAAGTTCATAGATGCCCAACGACAATGGTCGTTTGAGGATGCTGAGATTCGTAAAAAGAGAGATGAGGAGGAGAAGAAAAGCCGAGCGCAGAATCTCGTTGGCTACAATCAGATGCTCGCTCAGTTTACGGCCTCAGCCCAGTCCGCTCAAGCACAAGAACTGCAAGCAGCGCAGGCTCAGTATATGCAGCTACTTGACTTGGCCATCAAGTCGGGTCAAGATACTGCCGCAGCCACCGCAACGTATGAGGCCAAGAAAGCCCAAATCAAAAAGAAGTATGCTGATGAAGACCGCCAGCGTGAGGTTGAGCAGGCTGCCAAATCCGTAGAGCTTGCTGGTCAAACCTTCGGTGCATTGGCGCAGCTTACTGAGGCTCTCGGCAAGGGCAACGAGAAGAACGCTGAGAAGACGTTTAAAATCACCAAAGCCCTGCGTATCGGTGAAGCCGTAGCCAACACCGCTGCCGCTATTATGTCGCAGCTTGCCGTGCCTCAGGATGCACTCACGGGCGCAAACTTCGTGAAGGCTGGAATCGTTGCGGCTACGGGTGCCGCACAGGTAGCAGCAATCGCAGCCACCAAATTCCAAAGAGGCGGAGGAGCAGGAACTACCCGCACCTCGCAGCCATCTATCCCGACCTCTACCGCTACGGCTCAGCCGCTCACCCCGAACATCCAGTTCGGCAACACCGAGAACCAGCTTGCTGGACTGCTTGGTCGACCGATGCGAGCTTACGTTGTAAACCAAGACATCACAAACGCTAACCAGCTTGAGCGCAGAATCCGCTCCAGCGCAACAATCGGAGGATGAAAATCTACGAGCTAATTCTTGAAGATGACAAACTGATGGGCGTAGATGCCATCAGCATCGTTGAAAGCCCCGCCATCGAGGAGCAGTTCATTGCGCTCTCGAAGCAGCAAATCCAGTTCAAGGTACAGAACGAGGACAAGCGCATCCTAATCGGAGCAGCACTCGTACCCAACAAGCCCATCTACCGATACGATGACAAGACGGGTGAGGAGTACTATGTGTACTTTTCTCAGGACACCATCCGCAAGGCGGCTGAGTTGTATATGATTAAGGGCAATCAGAACAACGCAACACTCGAACACGCAGAGGAACTTAACGGACTGAGCGTAGTAGAGAGCTGGATTATCGAGGATGAGAACAACGACAAGAGCCGTGCCTACGGCCTTGACTACCCCGTTGGTACTTGGGTCGTGATGATGAAGGTGAACAACGAAGCCATCTGGACAGAGTACGTCAAAGAGGGTAAGGTCAAAGGCTTCTCGATTGAGGGATGGTTCGCCCAGCGTGAGAAGATGCGTGCTGAAGACCTGCAAGATGCCCTTGCTCAAATCGAGATGGCAGAGGCCGAGCATATCGTAGAGCAGTATGTCATGGGTATGGCGAAGGCAATCATCAAAGAAGACAAGCGCAGAAAAAGCGGCAAGCGTCTTGAGATGGAGTCGTATGCCGACTACCCCGATGCGGTGAGTAACAACGCCCAGCGAGGCATCGACCTGAACGAGAAGAACGGCAACAAGTGCGCTACGCCTGTCGGTAAGATACGAGCGCAGCAGCTCGCACAGGGCAAGCCCTTGTCGGTAGAGACCATCACTCGGATGTATTCGTACCTATCAAGAGCCGAAGAATACTACGATGAGAACGATACCCAAGCCTGCGGCACCATCAGCTACCTCCTCTGGGGAGGCCTTGCTGGGAAGCGTTGGGCAGAATCTAAACTTAAAGAACTCGGTAAAATATGAAGGGTTTCAATCAAGGGCCTAAACCACCCGTACCACAGAACTCCACCAGAGGCTGCCTATGCCCTGATGGTAAAACTTACTCCCGTAGATGTTGCGACAAGAACGATATGCAAGCACAAGGCATAGGATTCATTGGCGGAAAAGCTCAGGAGTAAAATACCCAATTTAACTAATAACAATTTTTTAGGTATGAATCTGCAAGACGTATTCAAGAAAATCGAACTGGCTCTAACTCCTGAGAAGGTAGAGCTGGCTTCTATGTCGCTTGCTGATGGCACTATGGTCGAGGCCGAAGTGTTTGAGGCAGGTGCTAACGTATTCCTCGTTGGAGGTGATGGCGAGAAAGTCGCTGCACCTGTTGGCGAGCATAAACTTGAAGATGGCCGTATTCTCGTTATCGAGGAGGAAGGCATCATCAAGGAAATCAAAGAGGCTGCCGCTGAAGAAGAGGCCGCCATTGAGATTGAGGTAGAGGCTGCTGAAGAAGTGGCTCCCGAATTGACTATCAAAGACCTCGTGGAGATGGTATCTGCCCTCCGTGAAGAAGTCGAGATGATGAAGCAAGAGATGGGTAAGAAGCAAGAGATGGCTGAAGAAGTCGTAGCTGCTGAAGAACCCGCTGAGGTTGAGGTTGCAATGGCTGCTCAAAAGCCCATCGTTGCCGCTCCCGTAGAAAAGAAACACGAGCTGAAGTTTCACATCGGTGCAGAGCGTGTTGCAAATACTAAAGACCGAGTGTTTTCTAAATTGTTCCAATAAATAATTGTAAGCCAAAATGCCTACGACTACTTCAATCACTACTACTTACGCAGGTGAGTTTGCAGGAAAATACATTTCTGCAGCCCTCTTGTCTGGTGACACCATCGCTAAGGGCGGTATCACCGTTAAGCCGAATGTCAAGTACAAGGAAGTCCTGAAGAAGGTTGCCTTGAACGACATCGTTAAAGACCAAACGTGTGACTTCACCGATACGTCAACCTTGACGATGACGGAAGCCATCCTCCAGCCTGAGTTCCTTCAGGTAAACTTGGAGCTTTGCAAGAGCGACTTCGAATCTGACTGGGAGGCTATCCAAATGGGTTACTCTGCATTCGACCAACTGCCTACGTCATTCGTTGACTACTTCATCGGCTACAACGCTGCTAAAGTAGCTGAGTGGGTTGAGCAAAAGATTTGGACTGGCTCTACTGGCAACGCTGGTGAGTTCAACGGTTTCCAAACCCTTCTTGCTGCCGACACCACCGTTATCGATGTGACTGCCGCTACGGGTGGTATTACGTCTTCAAACGTCATCACGGAGATGGGTAAGGTTATGGATGCTGCTCCTAACGCAGTATACGGCAAGGATGACTTGAAGCTCTACGTTTCTACCAACGTATTCAAGGCTTACATCCGTGCTCTTGGTGGCTTCGGAGCCTCTGGCTTGGGTGCTGCGGGTGTTGAGAGCAAGGGTAACCTTTGGTACGCTAACCAAGACCTGACCTTTGATGGCGTGAGCGTATTCCACGCTCCTGGCTTGGGAAGCAACAAGATGGTATTGGCTCAGAAGTCAAACTTGTACTTCGGAACTGGTCTTCTTTCTGACCATCAAGAGGTTAAGGTTCTGGATATGGCTGACCTCGATGGCTCTAAGAACGTACGTTTCATTATGCGCTTTACGGCTGGTGTTCAGGTTGGCTTCGGTGCTGACGTGGTTTACTACGCCTAATCAACTGCATTAACTAATTAGGGGGGCTTGGGCATTGCCCTCGCCCTCCTTTTTTAATTCTAATAAAAACAAATGGCTTGTACACTCACCTTAGGCCGCATTGAGCCTTGTAAAGACCAAGTAGGCGGACTCAACTACGTTTACTTCATTAACTCGCTTGACCTCGCCAGCGTAGCCTACGACACCGCCAACACGGATGTCATCAGCCAGCTTGCTACGGCAGCGGTATCAGCATACGCCTACGAACTGAAGGGCACTTCAAACTTCGAGCAGGCTATCAACTCAAGCCGTGATAACGGCACGACCTTCTTCGAGCAGGTGTTGAACATCGTACTCAAGAAGCAAGATGCCGAGACCACGAAGCAAATCAAGCTCCTCTCTTGGGCTAAACCGATTGTAGTCGTAGAAGACAACAACGGCAACTCTTGGGTAATGGGCTTGGAGCACGGCTCAGAGGTAACTGGAGGCTCTATCGTTACGGGTTCTGCTATGGGAGACCTGACGGGATACAACGTAACCCTCACGGGCCAAGAGCGTACGCCTGCTAACTTCCTCAAAGGAGCCGTTGCAAACAACCCGTTTGCTGGACTTTCTGGAACGAAGCCCACGATTGTACGAGGTTAATTCGTATATTCGCATCATCCCGTTGAGCGGAACGGGGTGTATTTAGGATGGATGAGAGGGCTTCGGCCCTCTTTTCTTTTGTATATTTGCATTGTGTTGTTGTAGCCAACATCATTTTTTAGTTTGGATTAGGGGGCTTCGGCCCCCTTTTCTTTTTGACTCATTCACCACTTTGTTATGAGTTGGGGTTATTTAGGTATGATTTTCCTATCATATAATGCCCAACAGGACATCACTTTGCCCATCCGTGACTGGAAGTACGGCAACGATGACCGCACAAACTACGGAGACTATTGGCGTATTCAGGCCAAGTTCATCAACAAGGACACACGGGAAATCATCACCTACACGCTCGTTGACCCATCGTTCGATGAGGACACACGAGAGCTGACGTTTGAATACAATAGCGCAAACCTCGACCAAGAGGTGCCGTATATCCTGCGCCTTGAAGACCAACGCTACGCAGCAGGAGTCGCAAACGAGTACGAAGACCGAGTTATTGCGGATGCAGGAACGATAGAATCACTATCTTGCGTAACCAATGAACTCACCGAACTGGGAGCAAACGATTCAAAGGTCTTGGCTATCGACAAGATTTATATGCTGCCCAGCGGTCAAAACATTGGAACCTACCAACCCGTGCTGCAAACGACAGAGCGCACAATGAATAATGACTTTGTAATTTATGGAGAGTAACATTCGCCTCATCAATCTGGCTTCGTACACCACGCCACAAATCAGCGAGAACCCTCGCCTGAGCTGGGTGGAGTATGGCGATGACAATAACTTCTTTGAGTACCTCATCGACCGCTATAACGGAAGCCCCACCAACAACGCAGTCATCACGGGAATCGTTGATATGATTTACGGTAAGGGCGTTGATGCTGCGAATGCTGCTGACAATCCTGCGGGGTATATGGAGCTGAAGCGACTCATCCAGCCTGAGCAACTCAAGCGGGTAGTCAATGACTTCTATATGCTCGGTAACGCAGCATTCCAAGTCATCTACACGGCTGACAAGAGCAAGATTGCGGAGGTATACCATATGCCTGTGGAGACATTGCGTGCTGAGAAGTGCAACGAGGAGGGTGAGATTGAAGCGTACTACTACGCCTATGACTGGAGCAAGGTGCGTAACAAGAGCCAAGCGGAGCGCATTCCTGCGTTCGGTTACGGAGCAGCAGGCGAGAAGGTAGAAATCCTCTACATACGCCCATACCGCAGCGGCTCGTACTACTACTCGCCTGTCGACTATCAAGGCGGCCTGCCTTACGCAGAGCTCGAGGAGGAGATTGCGAACTACCACATCAACAACATCAAGAACGGACTTGCTCCGTCAATGATTATCAACTTTAACAACGGCATCCCACCGCAGGAGGAGCAGGATAACATCGACTTTGCCATCAAGCAGAAGTGGAGCGGAACCAACAACGCAGGCAAGTACATCTTGGCGTTCAACGATGATAGCCAGAAGGCCGCAACGATTGAGCCTGTTACCCTGTCGGAGGCCCACCTTCAGTACGAGTTCCTGTCGAAGGAATCAACGAGCAAGATTCTGGTGGCTCACCGCATCACCTCACCGATGCTCTTTGGTATCAAGGACAACACGGGACTGGGTAACAATGCCGATGAGATTAAGAACGCATACAACCTGCTCGACAATGTGGTTATCCGCCCCAAGCAAGAGGAGATTGCAAAGGGAATCGACCAACTGCTTGCCTACAACAAGGTGAACCTTGACCTGTACTTTAAGACCTTGACTCCTGCCGAGTTCGCTGACGTGAAGGAAGTAGGTGATGCCGTAGGTACGGAGGTCATTGTAGATGCACAGGTAGACCCGCAGGCTCAAGAGGAACTCATCCAGAAGGAGGCATCGTACAACGGACCGCAGATTGCAAGCTCGTTGGATATTATGCGTGCCGTACAAGAGGGAGTCCTCACGCAAGACCAAGCCATCACCTTCCTCGTTCAGATGCTTCAGTTCGACCCGAATGTTGCACAGGCTCTGTTCGCAGGTAACTCATCAGCGGTAATCACGCAGATGAAGTCGCAGAAGGGAGGCGGGGATAGCCGCCCTTTTCTGAAGGAGGAGCTTGCTGCTGAATTGGTAGCCAAGCTCCAAGAGATTGGAGAGAGCGAGGAGGACATCCTCAAGGACTTTGAGATGGTCGATGCTGAGCTTGTCGATGATGAGGAGGCCGAGTACGATGTAGAGGCATACCTCAACTCACGCATCGAGCTTGCTGCTCAAGACAAGAGCGAGCAGGACACGGAGCGTTACAAGGTGCGCTACTTCTACGCTATCGGCACCCGCAGAAGTCCCAACGGCTCAAGCCGTGTGCTATGCTCTACGCTGATGAACGCAGCCCGTGTCTACCGCAAGGAGGACATCGAGCAGCTAAGCTCTAACGGAGGCGCAGAGGCGCAAGGCAAGCCGTATAGCGTATGGCTCTACAAGGGTGGTGCTAACTGCTACCATCGCTGGGAGCGCAGGGTATACCGCAAGAAGCTAACGAAAGACGGCAAGATATGGGGAGGCGGAACGCTTAACGGCACCGACATCATCAACGTGAATGAGGCGGTACGTCAGGGCTTCAAGCTACCCAAGAACGCTAAGGAGGTAGCGATTGCTCCCATCGAGTCGGACTATCAAGGCTACACGGCTGAGTATGCCCGTGAACACGGCATTCCCAAATAGTCGCAACATCTGACTCCTGAGGTTTATTAGGTATGGCATACGCCCTTTTTATCTCACCTGATGACATCGTGAAGCGCACGGGTATCTCTGGCAACGTAGACCGTGACCAGATGGTGCAGTTTATTAAGACCGCACAGGACATCCACATCCAAGCACTTCTGGGCACCGCCCTATACGACAAGCTCAAGAACGATGTCTTGGCGAATACGCTCACGGGCAACTACCTCACGCTCATGACGGAGTACGTTCAGGACGTATTGGTTCACTACACGATGGTGGAGCTTATGCCGTTTCTTGCTTACAAGCTGAGCAATGGGGGCGTATTCAAGAAGCAGAGCGAGAACTCGGAAGGCATCGACAAGAGCGAGCTGGAGTACCTCATCCAAAAGGAGCGAGATACAGCAGAACACTACGGCAGGCGTTTGGTCAGCTACCTTACGTTCTACGGCAGCCTCACCCCCGAATACTACGCCAACCAGAATGGCGAGATGTACCCAACAGACGGACAATCATTTCACGGATGGTACCTATGAAGTATAACGTAAAGAATACCAATGTGCAGAAGCTCAAGGTGTTTTTAAGTAAGAAGAAAAAGAAGTGAGTAATCTAATCGGATGGGGAGTTGTATACTGCTCGACTTGGTTTGGCCAAGCCGATGAGACCACCTTGTCTATTCAGAACGAGTCAGCACCTCCTTGCTTTGCTCCTGCTAATGAGATTGTAGACCAATTTGTCACCCGTGTTGAAACGGATGGTGGCGTTGTAGAGGGCTACGATTGCTTGGTTGCTGCGATTCAGGACTTGGGTGAGGACACCTACTACGACATTTTTGATACCTACATTCAGCGAATGACTGATGACGGAGCAACACTTGAGGGCGAAGAATGCCTAATTGACCAACTATTTATTTTGAACTAATGGGTTTCGTTTACCGATGGCACGATAACTCCAATGGCAAATACTACGTTGGAAGTCACAAAGGCTCTACCGATAGCAAGTATATCGGCAGCGGTGTTCTATTCCGTAGAGCGTATAAAAAGCGACCACACGAATTTGAGCGTGAAATCTTGTACGTGGGCAACGATTATCAAGAAGTTGAGGAGTTGGTACTTTTAACTCTTGATGCAGCAGCAGATGAGAAATCCTACAATATGAAGAATGCCGCACTTGGCGGTCATATGGGCGCAGAGGGAATCAAAAAGATGGTTGCTAAAAATACTGGTTCAAAAAGGTCAGAAGAGACGAAACAAAAGCTTAGAAACAAAATTGTATCTAACGAAACAAAGCAGAAGATGAGCGAATCAATGACTCGCTACAATGTCTACTGCGGAGCAAATGATAAAACCTATAATAACTCAAAAGAGGTGATGGCTGACTTCAGCTATTCGCATTCATACATTCGGCAGATGCTAAACGAGCCAAAGCATAACATTCTGAAACTTCAAAAAATTTACAAATAACTATGAGCTATTTTGATGATGCGAGCTTGGTAATGATTCCAAGCGGTTACAAGACAAGCAAGGTATATTCGGTCAAGCCTACCGATGGCACGGGCGACCTTACGTTCACCCGCAGCAACGATACGGCCAGCCGTGTGGCAAGTAATGGCCTTATTGAGAAGGTGCGGACAAATCTTGCTTTGTACTCAAATACTTTTACTAATGCAGCTTGGGTAAAAGATGGTTGCACCATTACGGCTAACTATGGTACCGCTCCAGACGGAACGCAGACTGCAAGTCGTGCAGTTTTTTCAGCTGGTGATAAAACGCTATATCAACTTATTTCGGCAAGCGTAGTAACTGGTTCTTTGTATATCAAAGGAACGGCTGGAGAAACAATTCAATTCGGAGTCGGTTCGGCAGAGTCTTCATTTACTCTTGATGGCACTTGGCAGCGCTTGACAAAATACCAATCAAGCAGCACTACATCAATTCAGCTCAATACCTACGGAGGCGTAACGGCTCGTGATGTGTTGATTTGGCACGCCCAGCTTGAGTATGGCGACATCGCAACAGACTACATCGCCACCACCAGCGCAGCAGTAAGCGTTGGCCCTGTTAGTGGGTTACCCCGTTTGGACTACTTGAATAGTACTTGTCCTCGCCTGTTGCTTGAGCCGCAGCGCACGAACTTGGCAACCTACTCCGAGCAGTTTGACAATGCGGTTTGGAGCAAGAATAGTTTAACAGTTAATGCAAATTCAACAGTTTCTCCAGATGGATATAATAACGCAGATAAATTACAAGACTCAACAAATACTTCAGCCAATCATTTAATTAGCTCTGGGCCTTTAGCGACTGCTGGAATTACATATACTTGGTCGGCCTTTATGAAAAAGGCAGAATATAATTACGGGCAATTACACGCTTACGATAAGTCTGGTGCCATTTTTGACTTAAATGCTGGAACGGTTGTTTCAACAGATGGGGTCGGAGCCACCATAACCAATTATGGAAATGGATGGTACAGATGCACATATACTTTTGTGGCATTAAATACTGGTGTTTTTGTTAATCCATCTAAAACATCAACGAGCGCTTATGCGTATACTGGAACAATAGGTAGCGGTATTTATGTATGGGGCTGCCAACTTGAAGCAGGAGCCTACGCCACCTCGTACATCCCCACATTGGGAGCAGCGGTGACAAGGGGTGCGGAGGGCGCTTTGAACTTTTCGGCACTTGTGAACAACACGAGCTTTACCTTATTTTTTGAGGGTAGCTACACTGAAGCGGACTCTGATTTTTTTGATTTGCTCGTGGGAGTAAACCAATTTAGCGGAAACTACTTTTCGTTTTACAATGGATTTATTGCCATATACAACGTTGGTGGCGGGACACAAACTTTCGGGACGGCATTAGCACCTAATACAGTACATAAACTGCTTATAAAATATGACGGGACAACCGCCAAATATTACCGCAACGGTCAGCTGTTTCTGTCAATTCCAGCAACTGGACTTGGAACCTTTGCCGATGGATATATTTACAATAATGACCAAGAAGGGCTAAAGGTCAATCAACTTTTGTACTTCCCAACGGCTTTGTCAGATGCTGACTGCGCTGCCTTAACCGCTTAAATCAACATACGATGGAACATTTTCGCAAATATGAGCTAACCCCCACGCAATGGGCAACGGCTCGCAAGAAGATTGAGAAAACGGGAACCGACCCCGAAGGCGAAACCTACACCTACTGGAACCCCGACCTCGTTTCGGTTCTGGTGGACTTGGGCAAGCTCTGCACGGAGTGGGGAACCAACGAGCAAGGTGAGCAGGTATGCATCAAGCAGAACTCAAAGGTTTCCATTGACATCGTTTGGGTTGGTGAGCCTCTTGCTGACTTCAATCAGTACCTCGTTTGGCCTAACCCCGTTGGAGTTTCTTCAATGGGCTACACGTTAGACCAAGAGTACGCTCAAGCGTTTTGCGTAGCGAATCCTGCTGCTGCTTACTGCCAGCCTCCTGTACCGCCCGTAATTGAGTAGTCGTGACTAAAGAGACCGCAGATAGCGTTATCACCTCTTGGTCATTGACGGGAGCTGGTTTGTTGGTGAGCTACGTTCATCAGGTGATGGGCTTGTTGGTGCTTGGAGCATCACTCGCCTACACCTTGTGGAAGTGGCGCAGGGATTGGCTGAAAGAGAAGCGATGATTATCGAGCGCATCTGGAAAGACCCTAAAACCACGTTACTTGGCCTGATTATCATCGGGCTTTGTTTCGTTTTGGTCTTCTTTGAAAAGGCAAGCCTCACGGAGGTGAGTGCATTCTTGATGGGGGCGTTCGCCCTTATGTTCCTCAAAGACCCTAAAGATGGCAAAGCAGCAGACGGTAAGTAAATTCATCAGCAAGAGCAAGAAGCGAGGCAAGCATTCCAAGAGTGCAAGCAGCAACAAGGCGAGCAAGAACTACAAGAAGGGCTACGTTGGTCAAGGGCGATGACAAATAACTTCTCACTCGCTGAACTGACTCAAACGAATACTGGCCTTCCTAACGCTTTACCGAAGCACTTGGAACCTAACCTTCGTGCGCTTGCAGAAAACGTCTTACAACCAGCGAGAGACGCATTAGGAGCCATCGAGGTAACGAGTGCGTACCGCAGCCCTGAAGTCAACCGCAAAGTCGGTGGCTCAAAGACCTCGCAGCACGTCCAAGCGCAAGCAGCCGACCTGAAGTTCTTTGGCGGCAACGATGTCCTGTTCAAGTGGATTTCACGGAACGTGGATTATGACCAACTCATTTGGGAGTTTGGCACAGATGTAGAACCTGCGTGGGTTCACGTTAGTTATTCAGAAGGCAAGAACCGAAAACAAAAACTTAAGGCAGTAAAGGTCAATGGAAAAACAAAATACCTCCCACTTTGATGAATGGCTCAATGAACTCGAAGAAAAAGAAGTCCCTGTTTGCAGCATTGACAATCCTGAGTGTGACTCTTGCGGGAGTTAGTGGATGCCGTACTGCTCAACCCATCCTCGAGAGTGTTATTGTTCGGGACACGGTGATTGTCACGGAAACAAAGTACCTGCTGGACACGCTGGAAATTCTAAAGGACACGACCATCTACCAAGACAAGGTAAGAATGCAGCTCAAATACATCGACCGAAAGGTGGTGGTTGAGGCTATTTGTGAGCCAGATACCATCCGAGTGACCCAAACGAAGGTGCTGACCAAGCAAGAGCCGAAGCGCAAGGGGTGGAACTTCGAACAGATGATTGGTGCGTTGCTCTTTATTTTGGTGTTTGCCTACCTCATCAAGCGTTGGGTAGACAAGCTCACCGAGTAATTATACCTTTTAAGGTGCATTAGAGACGTTTTAAGCGACTTTATACCTCAAAGGGTGCAATGCCCTACCTTGATGTATTTGGATGCGTTAGAAGCAAGATTCTTCTTTTTTCTTTACTTGGTTTCTTTTTTCTTTCAGGTACTTGGTAAGTTAGTAACTTGAGTTGATATATACCTTCAGGTATATAATAACTTACTTAACTAACTTAACTTGTATAAAAAACAAAATAAACTTTACATATGCAAGTGCTTATGTATAATTTATACTGATTCTAAATAATGAGTGACTACATCTTCTTGTACTGGGATGAATTACCTTTGAGCAAACCAACGGAAAATGAGCAAGACACCAACCTACTACATCGGCAAGACGCTCGGCATCGAGGCGAAGGATGTGGTGATGGACTTCCAGCCCGACAACTACAATCTCGGGACTGCCCTTACCTACTTGATGAGGGCGGGGAAGAAGCCTAACAACCCCATCACCCAAGACATCAAGAAGGCAATCGCCCACTTGAAATTCGAATTAGAACGACAAGCCAAACTATCAGCAGATGAGCAATCAGGAACAAGCACAACAAGCGAAGGAATCAATGTCAAGTATGCAGTACTATACTAACCCCGCCAAACGCAGGAAGATTGACTTCATCCTTGCCGAATGTGCTTCCCTGTTCGCCAACTGCGGCAGCTCGTATGCTGAACGCCAGCAGGCTAAATACAAAGAGCAGGAGCTTCTCGCTCAAATCGCAAAGCTCGACCACCACTTCGCAATCCAATGCGGATACCTACAACCGAACAACTAAAGTCCTACCACGTTGTGGTGGGCAAGGTTCCAAGCCTTAATGCGTTCTACGCATCGAAGCATTGGACGGTACGGGCAAAGGCAAAGGACAAGCATTGTGCTGAAGTGTTGGAGCAGTTGCAAGAGTACGACTGCATCCCAATTCAGCACGTCTACATCACCTGCAAGGTCAACTACCGCTACGACATTGACAATTCGATTATGGCAGTCAAGTTTGCTCTTGATGCGTTCCGCAAATGGGGAGGCGTGAAGGATGACTCAAGAGCCTACGTTCGCAAGCTGAAGATGGAACACGACCCAGACATCCATCCCGATACCGCAGAAATTACCTTTCAAGGTTTGGTGGTTTCACAATCTTGATTATATTTGTAGTGTCAAACTTAAAACCAATCAGATGACACTATCACTTTCTCAAGAGGTTTACACCCAAGCAATGCAAGCGCAGCAAGCGCAAATCCAAGCACTACAAAGCAAAGTTGATGAGCTAAAGGCTCGCATCGAAGTTTTGGAGCAGCAATCACATCTATTCATTTAAAACCAATCACAATGGCAAAAATCATTTCAATCACCCCGCAAGGGCAATGGCAGGACTTGTACAAGTTGGAAATCCGTTTCGACAACGGAGACTTCGGTACTGCGTTCGCCAAATCACAGACCCCCTCGTACTCCGTAGGAGATGAGGTAGAATACTCCAAGAACGAGAAGGGTAC